AACTGTACCATCTAATGCTATCTGTCTACCAAAGTGGTCTGCCTTTTTGTGATAAAATAATGTTACACTTAAAGCAGATGCTAAACTTGCAAACCTATTTACTTCGCTTGCTAACGGGTCATATAAAGCTAATCCTATAGAATCTCTTTCAATCCACCAAACATTTTCTTTTGTTGACTTATTATATACTCTTGAATAATTATTTGACATTAGTCTATATCCCTATACTTTGGTCTACCTGATAAACGTTTAATAGTTTTATGATTACCATCTTCGTCTTGTAGGTCTACCGATTTAATTTCTAATATACCATCTTTTAATCCATAATATCTTTGTCCAGCTACTGTAGTAAATTGCGTAGCTTCATCTAACAATAATGTTCTTTGGCAAAATTCATCAGATGCTTGATTTAACATTTCAATAATCTCAACATTACCAAGTTCTGGATGATGTTTTTTTACCATATCTATCATACGTTGTAATTTCATTTTATGCTCCGCTCACATAAGGTTCTAAAAATGCAGCTAACGATTGACTTACTTTTACATACTGTGATTCATACCACTGGTATTGTGATTGGTCTCCAGTTAGTTCCATTTGATAATTTTGTAAATAACTATTTATTTTTGATAAATATGCAGATGCTAGTTCAACATCTTCATCTTGTATATAATCACCAACAATATTAAACCATTTAGTAATATCTACTCTATCAGCTTCTGTATCAACGCTAGCAGTACCTGCGATAGTAGTTAGATTTGTATCTGTTGGTTTTCCTATAGCATTCATTTTAGTTAACAATACCATGCTTGCAGTATATAAGGTAACTCCAGAATATAGTTCTGGTAATAGTCCAGTTAAACTAGAGTAATTATCAGTTAAAGAAAATGTAGTATCTGGTGTTACACTCCCTACTTTACCAAGTTGTGCATTTACAGGTGTAGGTACAATAGTTAATACATTATTTTTAATATAGTAAACAGGGCTAGTTAAAGTTGCTCTGTGTAAACTATCTGGGTCACTATATGCTCCCGCCATAGAAGGTTCACCTTCAATACAAGGTCTATCAATAGCACCGTCATTTCTTAAAACATAGTCTAACGACATTACATTTGTTAATGCTAGTGTTGGTGCTGCAGTATTTAAATCTGTATTAGCTGACAATCTTTCTCCCATTTCAGGGTTAGTCAACACTATAGAATAAATATATCTTACACCATCTTTTGCAAACTGCAATGCTTGTGCAGTAATGTCTGGAGTATCTATGTCACCAGTGTATGCTTCTATTTCTGTTTTAATACTCATTTACTTTCCTATTTAACTATTTTTTTGTATGCGTCTTTGTACATATTAACATTTTTTTGACCTTGCAATTCCATCTTTTTTGTCATAGGGTCTCTCATTAAATTATTTGTACTTGCTTGCTGTTGACCGTAAGACTTGCTTACTTTTGCAGGTTTCGTAGTTCTAGTAGTAGCTCCTGGTCCTCTACCGCCTTGTTTGTATTTTGATGGAACAAGTTTACTTTCTTTTTTCATGCCTCTTAAAACATTTAACACTTTCTTTGTTGCTTTTTTAGCCATAGGTGTTTTAGATAACATCTTCGCACCTCTTAATAATGCTCCTGGATTTGCCATAATATTCTCCTTTTATTTAATATTTAAAATTTTTTGGGGGAGTATATTGCAACTCCCCCGTATTCAACTATTAGCTAAATTTCAAGATAGCGTGTGTTTCAGGTAGTTGAATTTCAAGACCTGCTTCTGTAAGAATCATGTCTCTTCTGCCGTCAACATCGTTGTTTTGAATGTTAGTTAATATCTGAGTATCTCTTGACTCACCATTACCAGCTAGTGGTCTGTAAGCTACGTTGTTTAAATCAACAACGATAGCGTGGTTTGCCCAAGGACCTCTTAGTAGTGGTTCCATAACAAAGTTAAGAGTACCATATAGGGTATCTACTTGTGTTACGTTAACACCATTAAACAGTGATTGTCCTTTATCTATAGATACACCATAGTTTGATGAAGTTGGTACGCCATCTGCTGCCGCTCCTACTCCTGCACTCATAGTATTTCCTAAGAAAGAACTACCACCTAATTTGTTAAGCCAGTTCATGATTGAACGTGAAGCAAGTACCATTTTACTGCCACCTGCACCAGATTCTGCATCAAAAATATCTGACATAGCATCTACAAAGTCATCATATCCTGATGAAGCATAAGTAAATGTTTTTACTCTACCGTAAATTTCGGTGTATGGTAAGATACCCCAAGTTTTACGTGCAGCGTCTGTTGAACTTTCATCAGTTACACCATAACCGAATAGTAAAGCATTCTCAATGTCCATCTTATGTTCCATAAGTTTTTCTTGATATACTCTCATGTATTCGTTAGCGTCACCTCTGTAGCGTGTAGCTAAAGAAGTACCAGAAAATAGAGGTACAACAGTTTTGAAGATTTGAGCATATCCTTCTCTTGAGAAGAATTCATCTCTCCAACCACCTGCTGGTGCTGTATCGCCTTCTAAGTATGCTGAACCAATTACTTGTCCATCACCATTGTCTGCAAATACTAAAGTATCTCCAGATGCATAAGTTGATATTTCACCATTTTCAACACCTGTTTTTACAGCTTTAACATATGCTGCATTAATAGATGTATCTGTTGTGTTTTGTGTTACACCTGTAATTCTGTAATAAGCAATTACTGGTGATGCTGAACTTGATAAAGTAGCTGTTGCTTCCATAGCAATCATTTGTCCTACTTGTAAAAACTCAGCTTTGTATTCTCCGCCACTTACTTTTCTTCCATAAATATCGTAATCAACATCAACTTCAAATGAGCTCAGATTAAACTCTGAAGCTGCCCATGAACCGTCAGCAGTTAAAGTATCTGCTGCTTTAACAAAGAAGTTTCTTCTTTGCCATTGATGTCTTTTTTCTAAGAATTTAAATACAGGGTCATCTGTAGGTTTCTTAGCTACTTTTGATAAATATGCGAAGAAAGGTGAAGCAGCTGGGTTTAATTCAGCGACTCTCTCGCCGAAGTTAAATATTCTTCTGCTATCATTGATAGAAACACCTTGAGGTGTAACACCAATGCTAGGTGAGAATATTCCGTTTGCGTCTTGTGCCATTTTGCCTTCTCCTTAATTAAAATGGATTACGCTTATTGAAATTTCCAATCATCGCATCCATCATTTTATCTTCTACGTTTTTAGTTGGCGACTGGTCACTAGCTCCTGGCTGGACTCCGATAGGTTTTGGTATACTTAGCTTTTCATTACGTTGATTCATCACTGCCACTTTCTGTTGAGCTTCTGGGGTTATCTGTGTAACCTGTTGTGAACCATTGTTCATTTTCAACTGGTGAAGTTGCACCAAATTATCTAACGATAATGAATCTGGTGATGACATCTGAGCTACAAAATCACTAGCTTGCTGAGGAGTATAGTTATACTTAGACTGTAAGTCTGTCATAACTTTCTGGTCTCTTGCAATAGCTTCTTGCTCTTGTTGTGCTTTAGTCATCGTTTGCATGACTCTTTCATTTGAAGTTGCTACATACTCTGACATAGATTCCAAATAAGATTCTTGCTTAGCTAAATACCTTGCTGATGCACTATCAGGGTCAGTTAAAGCTTCAGAACGGTCGAAGTCAGCAGGCTTTGATGGTTTAACAGGTTTTTCTAACACTGTTTCCTTCTCTACTGGTGCTGCTTCTGTAGGTTGACTCACTTTGGTCATAACTTCGGCCATCTGTGATTTCAATAAATCTACTTCTGCTGCACGTTTATCTGCTTGACTTTGCCAGTATTGAAACTGGTCAGGGTCGTTCTTTGGTTCCATAGCAGTCTGAGTCTCAGTAGGTTCACTATTAACTACTTCTTGGCTTACAGGAGCAACCTGTTCTTGTGCTTGTCCAAATATTTCGTTAAAAATGTCTTCTGAAGCAGCTGTCGGTTCAGTCGTAACACCTTCTACTGCTTGCTCATCTACTCTGTCCATTGTATTTTCTTCCATTTTATCTCCTTGTTAACTCTCCATTTCTTCAGTCATAGGTTCAAAAACATCAAGTTCTTCAACATCTTCCTGAGTTACATTGGAGTTCATCAACTGTTGTTTTGCATCGTTCAACCTTGCTTTATAAAGCGTAGTTGCCATATCAGCACGATTAGATACTTTATCTAAATCTCCACTGAATTTTTCTACTTCAAGTCGTTTCTTAGCGTGAACTTCTTCACGTTGAGCAGTTTGTAAATCGCCCTTGACTCTTTTTAATTCTTCTGCCATAGCTTGCATCTGTTGTTGCATTTGTTTCATTTGTCCACTTCTTTCTAACACGCCATCTACATCTATAAGTTCTGATTTCTTTAACACTTCTGTTTGGTCTATTAATCCCATCTTATACATTTCCATGTAAGTATTTAATAATGCCATTCTATTTGTAGGTAATGTAGAACCAGAAACTACAACTATGTCATATTTACCAGCAGATATATCATGATACTTAGAAACTTCACCGTTGTCCATTTCTTTGTAATAATTAAATCGTTCTTCTTTTTCATTTCCATTAGGTTGAACCAATCTAATTACTTTTTCTTCTGTATATAACTGCTGTATTAAAGGTATTGCTACTTTAGCAACTTGATTCAACATACCTTCTATATCATCTCTTCTTGATTTAATTCTACGCTGGCCAAATTCATCTACAACTAATGTTCCTCTATAAGTAGACGGTGCACTTTTAGCACTACCCTGCATAAGTTCAAAAATACCAAAGCCATATTCTAAATCATATTTAGCATCAGCTTCATTTTTATACAACTCATTTGGTAGTGGGACTGGGCCAGCTACAATCGGTGCACCTAACTCTGCATCAAATTCAATAACACTTGTACCTGCTTTACTCCATTCTTGTTCTATTTGATTTAAATCAGCAGAACCTCTAGGAATTAATAGCTTAACATTTGTACTTGTACTTGCATGTGCTATAATCAATGAACGAATTTTATTAATGTATTCCTGCAATGGTCTATACAATCTTACATCTGATTCAGGGTATGGATTTCTATGATGAACATTCATCAAAGGTACAATAGGATAATCCTGTATTGGCATTAAACGTTCATATAATAATTTATCTCCAACTGTAACAACCTGTCTA